CTATATGCTAAATACCCACCTGCTACATATTTACCTGCACCTGGAAAAATATTTTCTGCCATAGCTGCTACTTTTAATGCTGCGAAGCCTTTTATAGCCTCTGCTGTAAGTGCAAATATTCTATTAAAATAAGCCTCTACATTTTCAGTATTAAATGTACCCTTAGAATTTAATTCTGCCATTTTATCTGTAAATTTATTTATAAAATCTACTGCTGTTGGAGCTAAGCCTTCTCCAATAGATATTTTTAAATCATCAACAGCACTTCTAAATTGAGCTATTTTATTTTTTGTAGTGTTCCCCATTTCTTCTGCCATTTTTTCAGTAGCACCATTGGCATTTAATATTGCTTTCTCTGCTTTTTCTATTCCTTCTTTTGAAGTTCCTAAAAGATTATTCATTACTTTTAAACCTTCTGTTCCTGCAATAGTAGCTAAGAAATAGTTTCTTTGTTCTTCTGACATAGAAGCAAGTTTAGGTTTTAATTCTTCTAAAATTTTTCTTAACCCTTTAAATTTCCCTTTGTTATCATAAAGAGTTATTCCAACTTTTTTCAAAGCCTTGTCCATATCAGGAGTAGTTTTTGAAAGTCTTGCATAGATTGATGCTAAGTTTCTTCCAGCAATAGATCCTTTAAGCCCACTGTCTGCTAATAAACCTAAAATGATATTTGTTTCTTCTAAACTTTCAAAATTTCTTGAAGTTGATGCGACATACTTATAAGCTTCTCCTAATTCTGCGATACTTGTATTTGTATTGTTTGCCGTTGCAGCCATAACATCCATAAACCTATCAGCATCTTGTAATGTTAATCCAAAAGCACTTATGTTATCAGTAAGAAGATCCGATGTACTAGCTAAATCTTCTCCAGAAGCAATAGAAAGTTTTAAAAGTTTTGGTGTCATTTCCAACACTTCATTTGTTTTCATACCTGCCATAGCCTGATACATTTGAGCTTGTGCTACTTCTTGAGCTGTAAATCTTGTACTCCTTCCCAATTCTCTTGTTTGAGCCATGAGCATATTTTCTTCAGTTGCTGTTGCTCCCATAATAGCTTTATTTCTTCTAACTTGGTCCTCTAAATCTGCAAAAGCAGTTAGAGAACTTCCAGCAATAGCACCTATTCCTGCAAGTCCTCCAATAGCAACAGTCCCAAATTTATTAAGTCCACTATTAACTTTTTCCCAGTTCATAGATTTAGCTTTTTGATAAAGTCCAGCAAGTCCTTTTTCTGCTTTTGATATTACAGCTGTAAATTTATCTTTAAGTTCCAACCTAGCACTTAATACATGCTCCAAAATCTCACCTCCAAATAAAAAAGAGGAGCTTTTATACTCCTCTTAGTGTTGATTATTTCTTGTTTTTTCCAAAAATATTCCCGTATTTCATACCATAGAATGGTGTTAACATAGTATCTCTTTTAAGATCATTCAATTTGTCTATTCTATTATACAAAGGTAATAATTGTTCTTCATAGATTTTCTCTATTTGACTTTCAAATTGATATGCCTTAACCATACATTCATACATCTCATTATAGTATTTATCATTGAATGGTTTATCAATAACTTTGCATTCAATTCTATTGTCAGTTCTAAAATAATTTTCTATGAAATCTTTGTATTTTTCATATACTCCATATCTCTTACATAAAGATATAACTATTTCTTTGTATAAAACTGAAATTGCTGAAATATTTGTATAATCTTTATCTGAATTTTCTCTTTTATACTCTTGCAAATTCCCAGACCTTAAATTTATCTTTTCATTTCTACTAAACCAATGGATAGTTGCATCTGTTATATTAGTTAATTTAGATAAATCTTGAACCTCTATAACAGGAACACCTCTCCAAGTTGTAGATCTAATTTCAGGGAAAGGTAATTTCTTTTGTTCTTTTAAGGCTTGTTCCATTTCATGAAATTTATTGATATAGGTAGCTGTAAATATTGCTCCTTTTTTACCAGTCAATTTATGTGCCAAAAACTCACAACCTTTTTTAGATATATCATATCTTTTATTTTTTCTATTTATTTTATCTTTATATTGTATTTCTTGAAAAAATTCATTGAAAGCAATTTTGCTTTCAATTAGATACTCTATATTTCTTGCTATGTCTCTTAACAAATCAGCATGATTTTTACCTAACATTTTTGCAACTTCTCTACTATCCAAAACTAATCTTTTTAATTTAAAATTCATTTTCTACCACCTAGCTCCCAAGCAATGGCTATCGCTCCATTAATGCTCTCAGTGTAGAATTTTAAATTATTTACAGTTACTTCCCATAGGTTTTTTACTCTTTTCATTCTCATTTTTATAACTCCTTTCAATAAAAATTGAAAGAAATTTCTTTTTATGATACAATATATTTGAAAGAAACTTCTTTCAGCCATAGAGTATTGTGTACCATCCAAAGTTTGCAATACTCTATTTTTTTAATTCTTCGTCAATCTTATCATTGAGCCAAGTTGTTTTAGTTTTATTTTCAGACTTTAATTTTTCTTCAAAAATTTCAAGTTTTTCTCTATCAATCAAAACTCCAAAATCTTTTAATTTTTTTCGTCTTTCTCTAAAATAATCAGCTCTACTTTTACCCAAAATACTTCATCCTCCTTTCTGTATCTGAATACATTATATTGTATCACGATACAAAAGTCAAGAGAAATTTTTAAATTTTACTTTTTCTCCTTTTAAAGTTATAATCCAATATAGGAGAGGGGGCTCAAATATTGAATTAGGAAAGGAGGTTTATTAACATGGGAAAAGACCAACATGTAGTTCCAAAAGATGGTAAATGGCAGGTAAAAGGAGCAGGAAATGAAAAAGCTACTGGAACTTTTTCTACTCAAGCAGAGGCTATAGAAAAAGCTCGTGATATTGCCATAAACCAAAAATCAGAAGTTGTTATTCACGGAAAAGATGGAAAAATTCGTGAAAAAAATAGTTATGGAAAAGATCCTTATCCACCTAAGGGATAAAGTAGTTGTAGTTAAGGTTGTAACTTAACTATAATATTTGAACTAGCAGTTTTTACTTCTTCATCTGTAATTACCGCTAGTTCTTTTTTTGTTTCTTCATCATATATTACGATTTTTTTATAATTTTTAGACAATATATTATTTTTCATAAATCCTCCTAAAAAATAAAAGAGAGTTTTTAACTCTCTTAAATATTTAAAATTATTATTTTCTTTGAATTGCCTCTCTAACAGTCCAACATTGAATTGTATCTCCAACCAATCTAATTTTTACAACACTAGCAAAATCAGCGGTTTCTACTACTTCAACTTCTAATCCTGGTTTCAAGTAACCCCCATTACCACTATTTATTAGTTGGTTCATATATTTTTCCAAAGCAGGCATATCCTTTGAATTAACATACATAAAGATATCATCTAATTGTTCTTTGGTTCTGGTATAAGGGAATGTACCATTCTTAGTAACATATCTTGTAGCACCAAAACTAATAACTGAAAACAATAACATTAAAACCAATAAAATTTTTTTCATAAACCTTTCCTCCTAAAATGAATTTAATATACAGTATTATATCATTATTCTTTTAAAAGATACATATAAAATAAATCTTTTTCAGAAAGTTTCCTAAGTTCTTCTAATGTATGCCCTCTATTCAAGTAATGAGCGACTGTACTTAATTTCCAGTCACTCTCTATTAGTTTTTTGTTTCTTCAACTAAACTAACTAGATCAGTTTCTCCATATCCAGAAGCAGTTAAAATAAAATCTGCTAACTTATACACAGTTGGATCCTTTAAAACTTTTGCTACAACTTGTGTTGGTTTAGATTTACAACCCAAGTTATCTATTAGTTTATCATCTCTAAAAATAGGACAAGAATTATAGATAACTTCTAAATCCTTATCTTTCTCTTTAGATAAGATCAAATCTAAATAATCTTCTTTATTTAGCAACTCACACTCAATCTCTCCATTAAGCTCTTTTATGTGAATTTTAACTTTTTTTCTTTCTTCATTGTTTATCTTTTTACTATTTTCAAGTAGCATTTCTGCAGTAACTAACATCTAAGCCTCCTATTTTATATCATTTTCATATTTCAAATCTTCAGGTGTAAAACCAAACGGATATTCTTCCTCAACGACTTCTCCTTTTGTAATGTTGATTAAATCTATAGAATTAAACCAAACATTATCAAGAGAAATTCTTTCTTCTTGCTTTCCTGGTGTATCTGGGTCAGATAGATTAGTCACTATTCTAACTCTAACATCTCTCCCTTTTACCAATTTTTCAAGTATCTTTTTAGCTCTTGAGTATACTTTTTCAAGAGTAACACTTCCTTCGCCTTTTAGAGCCACTATCTTACTATCCACAGATAAGCCTAATTGTACATCTTTTCTGTCAGCTGTTACTTTTGCATTTACTTTTGTAAATTCAGCTATTTTTTCATTGTCTATCCAAAGAGTTCCATGAGCACCTGCAATGGTATGGTAGCCTCTTATTGTTGTATCTGCCATTTTTACCTCCTATTACATTTTTATAACCAAGCTAAGATTTGCCATAGTATCAGCAAATCTAACATCACCAGTTAAAAACACATCATCACCACTAGGATATTTTAAAATCTCCATTTCTGTCATTTCTTCTGGGTCTTTTCCATCTAAAACAATCAATCTCTTTTGTGCTTCTAAGTCTATTTCAATCTTATTGACATAGTCTCCTGATAACACATTTGGAGCCATTTCTTTAAAGTAAACTTTTGTAACATTAGAACAAAAATTCATTTTATTGTTATAGTCATTTATATAAATTCCTAACCAATAATTTTTAAATGTATCTCTTATGTCATCAGTTATAAAGCACATCCCCTCAACTATTTTGATTTTTCTTGTATCTTTTTTCCAAGTGCTATCAAAAGTAGTTTTTGAGTTTACACTATAATTAACTCTGACTTTTTCATCATCATTGTATAGAGAGAATTTACCAAGTTTTGGCTCAAAGTAATCTACTTCTTTTAAATCGCTCATTACAAAGTTATCAGCAGAACGATTAAGAGGCATTCCTGCTATAAGTCCTGCTATTGCTGCAGTATACTCTTGAGCTGTAAAATCTCCATATATAGATTTATAAGTACCAGTATTTCCTAGCTCCACAATAGCAACATGATCTGTATTATTAGCAAAGCTAGATACATATTTAACAGTCTTACCTATTGCTCCATCATTTCCAAATACTTGTTTAGTCCAAGTTACAAGTTTTTGGTCGTCGGCTTGTTCTGCTCCTGGATAACTTAACCAATGCATTTTTCTTTCTTTAAATTCACCTAGAACATCATCTAAGTTCTCTCCAGTTTGTAAAACTCTTATTAATACTTTCTTAGCTCCATAGTGCATTGCTAATTTAATGTATTTTACATTCTTAGCATCCCATTCTTTCTCTTTTAAATCTGCTATTGTTTTTAGAGTATTCCATTTAACAGTTTTTTTAGTATCTTTTAATATTAAGCAAACTATCCCTCTTTCACTTCTTTGAATAGCAGTTGTTGCAAGAGTTTTAAACTCTATATTAATGTTTGGACTAGCTTTTATTTGCCCTACTTCATTTCCCATTAATTGCTACCTCCTTCTTTAAATCTCAATTCTAAATCTTTCATAAGTTCGTAATCGTAAGGTTTTCCATATAAGTCATATAAACTCAATGTAAATACATAATGTCCAACTCTATCTACAATTTTTATATCTGTATTCCTTAGAGTTAGGAATCTATTAAGCACATGTAAAACCTTTTTACCTTCTATTTCCAAAGCATTATCTAAGTTTTCTAAATTCTCTAATATTTCAGCATTAGTAAGTTTTCCATTAGTTTTTGGATAATAGATAATATCAATATCTATTGTTTTTAGCTCTCTATATTCAGAGTTAAATTCTTTTTTATAACTAACTAAATCTATATAAAAACAAGGCTTTTTGACATTATCTATATCCTCACTATATGGATTTACTTTTAATTTTTCAGAAATAATCTTATTTAATGCATTTCTTATATCTACCCATTTCATTTCTTTATCAATCCTCCATAAAAATTTTTTAAATCTTTATAGAATTTAATTTGTCTCATAGCCACTGCTGTTCTAAGCATAAATCTTCCTTTGACAAATTTAGTTTTACTTCTCCCTACTCTATGACCGTACTCAACATGTGCCGCGTAGTCCGTCATATTAAACACAATCTGAGTAAATTTTTTTCCAGTTAATCTTTTTCCATTCTCTCTATGCCAACTATTCTTTAAGATTCCATTATCAACTGGAGTTAAATCCTTAACATCTTTCTTTAATTCTTCTGCTTGTAGCATTAAAAATCTTTCAGTAGATTTTGGGGCTTCTGTTTTTATTTCATCAAGAATTTTGTCAAACTCTTTAAACCCTTTAAGTTTCATAATCTACCTCATTTTCAGATACTTCTGTTAAGACTATTTCCTTGTGCTTTATTATGTTATATGCCAAAGGTTTTGATGCTTTGAAGATATAAATAGTTCCATCTGCTTTCCTTGTAACTTTTAGTAAGTCATTTTGCTTTATATCTACATCCAAACCTACAAACAACTTATATTCTTGTGAACTGCTATTGACTTGTCCTGGTGCAATGCTTCTCAACCATTTTTGAGAAAGTCTGCAAGGAATATCTTTTGAAACCTCTACATACTTTTCAAAAGCTCCACCATACTCATCTGTAGTAGTAACAGATCTAATAACTGTAACTCTATCATTATGTAACTTATCTAAAATACTCATACAGTACCAACCTTTCTAAATCTAAATAATTGGCTTTTTAAAGATAGAAACATTTCATCAGTAGTATTGCTAGATGTGTTATATTCTATTGTTGTATCTCCTTCTGTAACTTTAGAAACATTACCTTGTAAATTTGTTTCTTCAGTAGTTTTCAATGCTAAATGCTCTGCAAATGGTTCTATAAGCTCAACTGGAAAATCATTTCTATTCATAAAATTTAAAGATTTTCTAACTAAAATAGTTACTTGAACTTTCAATCTAGGCTCGTTGCTAATAGATGTTAAT